CTGAATACCTTGAGAACCTACACCGTTATCTCCTTGTATTCCCTGTTGACCTTGAATACCTTGAATACCCTGAATACCTTGTGCACCATCAGCACCATTATTACCTTGAAGACCCTGAATACCCTGAATACCTTGCTCTCCTTGAATACCCTGAATACCTTGGAATCCTTGAATACCTTGTAGACCCTGATTACCTTGTATACCTTGGAAACCTTGAGGACCGAAATCTCCTTGAACACCCTGAACACCTTGAGCACCAGCTCCTTGAATTCCTTGAATTCCTTGGATACCTTGATTACCTTGTGCACCAGTTGTACCCTGAATACCCTGAAGACCTTGATTACCCTGAATACCCTGAACACCCTGAATACCTTGATAACCTTGTCTACCCTGAATACCTTGAGCACCCTGTCTACCCTGAATACCTTGGATACCCTGAATACCTTGAGATGCTTGGTTTCCCTGTGCACCAGATATGCCTTGTATACCTTGATTACCAAATGTACCTTGACGACCTTGTACTCCTTGTCTACCTTGATTACCTTGTCTACCTTGTGTTCCCTGAACACCTTGAATACCCTGAATACCTTGGCGACCCTGAACACCCTGAACACCTGCAGCACCTATACCTTGCAGTCCTTGTATTCCCTGTGCACCTCTGATACCCTGTTGTCCAGTAGTACCCTGTGCAGCTTGGGTTCCTTGTGTACCCTGAATACCTTGTCTACCCTGAATACCCTGAAGACCTTGGAAAGTAGCATCTTCAATACTAATCTTTCTAACATTGTCTTGATCAGCATCATATATTAAAAGTAAATCAGTCTGACCATCAGCACTTGTAGTTAATATTTGATCTGTTATTGCTCTCTTACTTACCCTACCATCAAAAACTGTTGAAGTAGACACACCTGAAACAAATGATCCACCCTCGACAGTCAGATCTGAAGTAGAAACTCCACTACCAATTACAACTCCTGTAGTAAAAGTTGAAACTCCTATGAAACTTGAGACTCCTGTTACAGTTAAATCTTTTGCCTCTAAAGTTCCATCAACAAATTTTGAATCTCCTTGAACTTCAAATAAAACTTCTGGAAACTGAGTTCCTATTCCTACTCTATTATTAATATAATCAAACCAGAAGTTATCCGCACCACCAACAGTCGCTGCAGGAGTGTGGTATTGCATCTGTCCAATTGTTCCACCTGCACCAGAGGTAACAGCATTTGCAGTTTGCCATTCCATGCCACCAGTAGCAGTCTTAATTAAAAGTTCTCCTGTTGCTCCTGTTCCATCAGTGGAATCAATAATAGCACCTGCGATTTTTACATTACCTGCTACATCTAATTCCCATCTTGGAACAGCACTACCAATACCAATATAACCATTGGTCTTACTTGCTAAGATAGTTCCACCAACACCTATATGAAATACATCTGTTGCAGTCGCAATTCCTGAACTATTAACTAATAAATATGGAGTTCCTGCGAAAGTTCCATCATCGTTGAATATTATATTACTAGCATTACCAGGTGGAGATATTGTAATTGTAGATATAGATCCAAAATCATTCGCACTTGCTTGAATTATATTACCGACAAAATTAAGTTTGTTAATACTATTACCAGTACCAACTAATCCACCCTCATCAAATATTGATATACCTGTTGTTAATATTCCTGAAGGAGCAACTTGCCAATAACGATCATATTGTCCACCATTTTCTACAGTAACTAATTGATAGTATTCATCTCTCAGAGGAAGTGTTTTCTCTCCAACAAATCCTAAATTTGGTTCTGTCTCTTCAGGTGAAAGGTAAACATGACGATCAGTACTTAAACCAGTTAATGGTGTAAGTTTTCTTCTGCCACTTAAAAACCTTTCCTTATTTCCCATATTATGTTGTACTGTTCTCTAGGATACTTGCAAGAAATTCCATTTGTAATGGTGCAACTAATCCACCAGCCTGAGCACCGATTTGAAGAGTTACTGTATTTAATGTGGTAGCACCTACAGCAACTGAAGTATTGTATGCGGGATCTTTATCTTTTCTTGGATAATATTTTGTAACTGTATTGTTATCTTTATCGCAGGTAAATCCTAAAGAATCAGTCGCTATCTTAACATTTTTTCCAACCATCAATTTATGAGATCCAATAGTTACTACTAAATCTCCATTCGCAGGATTATATGTTGCATCTGTTGGTGTATGATATACAATACTTGATATGCCAACATTGACTGTAATAGTATCTGATGTGGTTGATTGAATAGGAATTGAGGTATCATAATATGGATCAGTTGTTCTTGGATATGCATGTTCTGATCCATGATTATCCATATCACAAGTGAAGACTAGAGAGTTTGTAGCAATCTTAATTGATTCTCCACCTTTCTTCATATCTCCAACAGCATTAACCCATGTATGTGGAGATATGTCAGTGGAAGGATAACCATTAGGTCCTAATACCTGAACTTCAAAAGTATTTGTAGTTACGTTAGATATAGGCAACCATCTATTATATGCATAATCGTTAACTCTTGGATATGCTTTCGTACTATTACTTCCAACAGACTGACCTACGTTGATTGTAAATGCTGTTGTTGATGTAACAGTCACAGCAGTGGTTACTCCTGCGATAGGATCAGTCGAACGGGGATAAGGATGAGTTGTTTGATGATTATCTGCGTCGCAAGTAAATATTATTGAATCGTTATCAAGTGTAATTGTATCATTGGTTGACATTCCGTGGGCAGAGGCAAATGATAATGTGAGAAGACCTGATGAAGGAACATAGGTTGCTCCGTTGGGAGTTTTTTGATTACCAGCTTCAGCACCACTTTGAACATTAACTGCATTAGAAGTTGCTGATGTGAATGTATGAATTCCATTACCATAAGTGCAACTAAATCTTAAAGATTCTGCATCAAATTTTACTCTCTCCCCTGCAGAAAATTGATGATCAGCAATAGTAACAGTCATAATCCCCGTAACAGGACTGTAATCTGCACTTTGTACAGTTGTTGTTACTCCACTCTTCAAACTATGAGCACCAATATTAAGAGTTAACTGTCCTGTCGATGGTGTATAAGATGCGTTTGAAACATTGTAATTAACAATAGTTGAAACCCCTACGTTTACAGTGAATGTATCAGTTGTAAATGTTGTAATTCCTAAATTAAATGCATTATATTTTGGATCGCTTCTTCTTGGATATGCATGGTCTGTTGTGCCACCATCCATTGTACAACTAAAAGTAATACCATCAGTAATAATTCCGACTGTATTTGCAGTCGTTAAACCATGAGATGCTTTTGTAATTACTAAGTTTCCATTTGATGCATCATAAGTAGCTCCTGTAGGAGTTACATTACCACCACCAGTAACTTTTACTGCTCCTGTTTTCGCACTTACGAATGTATGCGTATAGTCACCACCCTGAATGACTGCTCCATCAGTCGCACGTACAAACTTATGAGTATAATTTCCACCAGCTATTATTGAACTGGTTGCTGCACTAACAAATGTATGAACAGAATTACCAACATAAGTATGTGGATATCCAATAGCACCACCAATATTAGCAGAGAATGTTTTTGATATACCTACATCATTAACAATGGTATCAACAACATATGATTGTTGTGGATCTGGGAAGAAGTTAGTAGTAATACCTGTACCACTAGGACATTTGAATTCTAATCCAGATAAAGTTATTTCCTGTCCAACAGGGAAATTATGCGGTGTTAAAGTTGTAACCGTTACAATACCACTTGGTTCATCATAGACTGCACCTGTAACTGATACTATACCAGTCTGTTTTGCATCGACATATATCTCATCTACTTTTATTGCATCCTTTTCTAATACTAAACGACCATCAATAAGAACAACTGCATCATTTGGTGGTATTTGTATATCTCTTATAATACGAGTATCTCTAAAATTTCCTGTGCTTCTTGAAGTTCTTCTATGCCAGAATGTTACTGCAGGATATGTCGCTGCAATACCAACGTTTGATACTTGAGCAAACAAAAGAATTGAAGAAACTCCCGTAGGAACCTCATAAAGTTTCTGAGGACCTGGTGCTACAGGAACTGCAACTGTTAAAAACTTATTGACTGGTGCGACTGCCATATTATCTCAATGCTAGTATTAATGGTGTAACTTCTGCTTGGATTGCCCTACTGAAATCTCTACCTCTGATTGTTGAAGTTGTTTGATCAATTGTAATACCTTCACCAATTTTGAAGTTACCAGCTTGGTCGGTACTTGTAAATGGTATTTGAGCACCATTAGTAGCAACAACTTCGTTTTCAGGAATAGGAACTCCACCCTGAAAGGGGTTCGCTCTATTTATATTGACACCCGTACCGACATATTCAAAGGAGTGTGAACTGGTTAATATTCTACTGATTCTAAACATTTCAGCAGTTACACCAACTCCAACACTATAAGGTATAAACTGATCAAGTGTTACTGTTGTAAGACCGACTGTTGGTGTAGGTTCCGTTGCTTCAGCAACAGTAAAGTATATTGGTTCTGTTACAGCAGTTGCTATTCCTCCTCCACCACCACCGATTGAAATTACTAATTCTTCATTAGGTAGATAGTTCCTACCTTCATTAGTAACATCAATTGAAGTAATCGTTCCTGCAACACTAACATTTGCACTTGCTTCAGCAGTAATTCCTTCAGGTCCGCCAGGAGATGAAATCGTAACTGCAGGTGGTGCTGCCTGACTATATCCACTACCACCATTTAATATATCAATTTTTCTCAAAGATCTTAGAGGTGCAGTAAGTATTCCTGTAGCAGTTGTATCATCATAATCTGAAAGATTAATCTTAAAGAATAATGCTTGTCCGTTATATGGTCTTCTATAATTACCTATAGTATCTGCAACTCCTGTTAGAGTTGTTGTATCAGAATCTCCTCCGACTGTTGCTACTGTTGTTATACCCGTAAAATCAATTCTACCAACACCATCAGCAACTAATCCAAAGTTACCAAAGGAAGAGTTTGAGTTTGTTAGGTCGCAAGATCCACCAGTATTACAGAATATAGCAATATCGCTATTAATAGTGAATATAGAAACTAACTGTGCATATGCGTTGTTAGTAATAGAAACACCAATACCATTTTCATTATACTGAGTAAATGAGTCGCAAACCATAGACTTCAAATCTTGTCCTGGATTTACTGCTCCAGTAAATGCTGATCCTACATGATCTCCATCAATCTTCATACCAATACTATCAGTAATAAAGTTTGTACAGTTTCTAATATATGGAGACCTCCATCTACCACTAGGACCTTCATTAGCAGGACCAATATCCAAACATCCTGATCTTGCACTGCCAACTCCTGCAGGGGGAGGGAATGCTACACAACCACCAGTAATTTTTATTGGTGCCAAATTATCTAATGGATCTTGACTGTATGCAAAGTTTAGATTTTCAACAAGACACCCTCTTCTAACATAGAAGATGTCATCATCATTCTGCGGATATATTGTAACCAAACGAAGGTCTTGTCCAGTTACACTAACATCAGTCCTTAAACCAATTGGATTATTTTCTGAATATACACCAGATCTTACGTAAATTGTATCTCCTTGTTGTGCAACAGCAGCTGCACCACCAATAGTTAACTTTGCGTCTCCCTCTGTTCTACCACTATTAGCATCGTTTCCAAACTTAGAAACATAAATTATATTTTTAGAATCTCCACCTCTTGGTGCCCAAACTACTTTGCTATCTGGGTAAGTTACTGTTGGTGCAGCAGTAGTTCCTATACCAATAATTGAACTGGTAATTCCAATAAGAGTATTAATTGCAGAGTATACGTTTGCACATCCCTCTGGATCATGATTACTATTTCTAGCAGAATCTGGTAGTACTGTTTGATCAATTACTTGTGCAGAGAATAATGAATATGAATCAGTTCTAGTGTCTGGTAATCTTGTTAAACCAACACCAACAGTTACAATTCCAACTAATGATGTTACAGATGCAACTTGATCAATACGGGTTGCAGGAGATCCTATTGTTATCTGAGTGTATATGTTAAGTGTGCCAGTTACTTTTGCAACAGTATTATTTCTTATAACATCATTTACAATCGCAAGCATTTGATTGTAACCATACAATACTTCAGTTTCCTCTCCTGCTACGAATCTTCCATCAACATAATATCTGGTAGCATCATAAACTCTATCATTACCACTGAATGATAGATTATACATTACAGCATCTAATACTTGTTTAACATCATCAATACAAGCTTGTGATCCACCTGTAATATTATGAGATGGATAAGTTGCTAATATTCTATCTACTGTTTCTGCAGCAATAAATTCTTTATTGACTTCAATCAATCTTGAACATAAAGCATATTCAGTATTGATTGCAGGTATTTGATATGATCTTGGATATGGAGCATTATTAATAACATACTTTGCTACATTAGAAGCATAATTGACTGCAGTTGAAGTTGCATCTTTAATTGAATATCCATTAGTATCTGTACCAGTGATATGCAATAAAGTATTTCCATTGTAATAAGATAATCCTGCACCAACACTCTGTTCATTACCACCTCTTGTTATATCATTTGCAACAGAATATAAAATTGATTTTATGTCATCTCTACAGTTTCTATAATTAGATGTTGTTAGAGAAAAACTAGGGGTTAGATACTCAGTGCTTGTAATAAATCCGACTGATTCTGCAGCAATAAAATCAGCATTTTGTCTGAGTAACGCAGCTGCATCAAAGAATCTAGGTGCTATCAGTCCAGTTGTACCAACACCGACTGATGCAAAGACTGATTTAGGAACTCTTACACTTTCACCAGTAGTGGTTGAATTGAATCCAACATTATTATCAGAATCATATACTGCACCTTGGTTAAAGAATACATCTTTATTATTAAATTCAATATCTCTTGATGGTTGATTAGTTCCAAAACCAACAGATCCTATACCAGTGGTTGTAATAACTGAACCATCAGGACCTACTTTTAATGTTCCTTCAAGAGTTGAGTCTCCATCCACATTCATTGCAGAATCGAAATCAACATCATTGTAGACATTTAACTGATCCTGAAGGATTGTGTTCTGAGCAACATTTAAAGTATTTTGAAGAATGGTAGCACCACCAACAGTAAGTTTTGCTTCTAGTAATGCATCATCTTCTACTGTTAACTTATCTTTGAAAGTTGCAGCAGCACCAACTTCCATTGTACCAAAGATTGTTGCTGAAGTTCCAACTTGTAAGTTTTCTGTAATTGATGCACCTGCACCAACATCAAGTCTGTTCTCTAATGTAGATACACCTACAACTCTTAAAGATCCAGCTATGGTAGTAGCAGATCCAACAAATAATTGTCTTTCAAGTAGTGTTTGTCCTTCAACAAACAATTCATTTTCAAATGTTACGATTCCATTTTCAGTTACAGTAAAATCATCTTCTATGGTTGTTATACCTGTTACCTTAAACCTAGAATCTACAGTAGAACCTGCACCTGTTGCAAAAAATCCGTCAGTAAATTCTGCCCTCTGGAAGAAACTGGAGAAACCCAATACAATAATATCTCCTTGGAATCTGGATATACCTTTAACATGAAGATGATTTTGTGGAAGTGTAAGACCGATACCAATGTATGAGTTAGTTACAAGTCCCGCAGGTCTCTTTTCCCAAAAGGTTCTAATTGCAATGTCTGCAATGTTAGGGTTATTTGGATTTACAGAACCTTCTACTAATTCTTTTAGAGATCCACCACCACTGGTAATCAAGTTTAAACCACGGAATGATGAAGTACCTACAAGAGTCTCTTCGTTATAAACAAAAATACCTTCACTGAATGAAGGTTCAAATTCTACCCATTTTACACCTTGAGCATCTTTTGTTAGGAATGCTCCTAAAACACCAGGATTATTAGTTGAGTCATATAAGTTGGCACTCAATCTCATGTCGCCAACAACATCTAATCTCCTTGTTGGATTTAATGTTCCTAAGCCTAATCTACCATCACTTTCTCTTATTATTAAACTTGCACCCTCTGGGTTTCCGTCTTCGCCACCAACTCTAAAAACATCAGTAACAGTTAATATTCCTACCTGTAACTCTTCTAATTCTTGATCAAAATTTACCGCACCTTTAAATGTACTAATACCATTAAAGATAGCATTACCTGCTACATTAAGATCTCCAAATTCATTATCGTCTCCATCAAAATCATAATATAATTTACCAAAAACATAAACGTCTTTATAGAACTTTGCGTCCTCGTTTTGTATCGTTGGTTTTCCAATTATAGTTAGATCTTCTCTCTGTTCTTCCATCAGATATTAAGACCTCCTATTATATTTTTAATAGAATTTTGACTTAGTTGACCTTTTAGTTGATCTTGAAGTGCATTTGTGTCAATCTTAGATCCAACGTCTTTTAATCCACCAAGTTGATCTTTTAGATCAGTTTCAAATTTACCTGCAAATGTATTTGTTGCATCTGCAATTTCTGGTAATGCCTTACCTAACGCATCTTCCAAGAAGTCACCGCCAACAAAACTTCCTGCAAAAGCATTTTTAGCAAAGTCTATACCCATTGATCTTGGAAGATTACCTAACTTAGCAGATACAGTAGCTTTTAATCCAGCTATATCTACCTTTCCACCTCTAGCATTTAAGTTTATATTTTTTCCTTTAAGATCAATATCATTATCTGCCTCTAGGAGAATATTTTGTGCTTTGATTGTAACTGATCCATTTTCATTTGCAATAATACTTACTCCTCCCTTTAAAGCAGTTATAGTTATATCATCATCTTTTTCATTTCCATCTCCACCCGCAGCGATTTCTATTTTTTTATCGCTATGAAGATGTAATGTTCCATCAGTTGTTTGGAACAAACTTGATTTATCTCCATCTTTGTCAGTTGCACCATATATCATCCATGAACAAGTTCCTCCATTTCCCATCTGGGGATTATCAGTATCAATTCTGAAAGTAGGACCGCAAGATATAAACTTTCTTTTATCCCATTCTTGTGCTTCTACGGGTCTAGACATTAGTATCCTCCTCCATATCCACCGCCACCTGACGATCCACCACCTGATCCCGAAGACCCGCCACCACTAGGAGGACTACTAGGAGGAGGAGTGTAACTCTGTCCAGACGTTTGTTGACTTGATGTATCAGTTGTTCCAGTTTGAGTAGTATTACTTGTGTTAGTTTGGGTTGTGGAGTCGGGAACATTTGCCTGTATGGATGGTGGAGATACTGTCATTGTAGACGCAACACTAACTGCTGTTCCAAAACTTTGTTCTGGAGTATCATATATTATTTCATGAGGTGCGGTTGTGTGTGCGATACCAACCATCTTTACACCCCTTGTTGGATGAATGTGATAAGGACCGTAGTATGGTTTTCCTTTTACATAACCAACTAAATTATTCTCTTCTGGATCAATACAGTCAATAACTTGTTTGATTTCTGCTGTTGGTTCAGGAGTTCCTAGAATTGGTCTAATTTGAGCACCTGACCCAGTATTACTATTAATAGTAATCTTCGGTAGAAGAGGAGTTATATTGATATTTAGTGGTTTAACAGAGACTACACCACCCTTATCAATAACGAGTTTGTACTCATTTCCAAACTGATCAGTTGCTGTATCATCTGGTGAGTATCCTGAACCTGCATCATCAACCGCAGCATCAACAACACCGTAATCCTCTGGTTCTCCTGGTGGATATCCTTCCCCTTCAGATACAACATAAAGACCTACAACTTCTCCTTTTTTAATTAGTGCTCTACCAATTGCACCATATCCTTGCTTACAATCATCAACAATCTCAACAAAAGGAGGGAACTCATATCCTGTGCCAGGTTTAGTAACTCTAAGACCAATAACACTTGCAGTGGTGTCTGGTTCTGCTATATCACCACTCAATAATCCCATTAGAACTTCTCCTGCAGCTCCAAATCCATTTCCACCAAATATTCTAACTTTTGGTTTACCACAATTTCCAGTTGATTTTAATCCACCAAAACATTCTGATGCAGGGTCACTAAAATCTGTAGCAAAGTTTGGAATGCCTAAACCCCTGTCTAAAGAACCCGCAAGTCCTTCTGCTTTTTGAACAAAACTGTTTGCAGAATCTAATATACTCTCTGCACTAGTTGCAAATTCTGATATTCCTCCTCCTATTGAGAATGATTGGGATTTACCTGTACACTTATCATAACCTTCTCCACAATCAAGTATTGCACCTGGACTAGTGAGCATATCTACTTTACTTCTAATACTATCGGTAATACTATATCCTTTGGATAGCACTTTACTTATACTTCCAAGAGGACCTGCTAAAGTATCGCCAATACTATCAACTATACCATTTAAAAGTGATCCCGTAAATTGATCTGCCATACATTGTGGAAATCCAAGAACTTCATCAAATGAATCCGTCATAGATCTCAACATTGTTTCAACAGTTCCTGCTAAAGCAGCAGTAACATTACCTGCCATACATGGAAGTGCTTTCTGAAGTCCACCCACTGGACCAACCATTGCTTTTTGTGCTGCTACACCTGCTAAATGTGCTGCTACAGGGTTTTGAGATACTGCTAACACCTGATTAAAAACAGTGTCATATAATACCTTTAATCCTGTCTGCACCTGTCCCGTTAATTCTCCAACAACATTTTCACTAATATCTCCAACTAAACCATTAACACCTGTTGTGATGGTTTTACTTGTGCTTTTTATCAATTGATCTATCTTATCAATTTTTCCTTCTCCCGCCTCTGAAAGTTTTTTGAAATCTTCTATAAAATTATTAACACTTGACTGTACTTTAGTTGTACTACTATCTGTGCAAGCACTACCTTTGGTAACTGCTTTACCAATATTATTACTTATGGTTACATTATCATTTTTATCTGCATTTTCCTTTGTTGTAGCAACTGGAGATTTTTGACTATCAATTGTTTCTTGATTTGATTCATCTACTTTAATTGCTTTATTCTGTTCATACTGTTCTTTTGGTATCTCATTAGTATAACCTGTGAATGGTTTAAACGCACCACTATAAGCTGCAAATGCATCACTGGATGCCTTTGTTCTACCAAAACTTGCAATGATTGCAGGAACTTGGGCATCGTCACCATCTAAGAAGAATCCTAATACAATTTCTCCAGGTTCAATGTATATTGACTGTGCAGAATTCTTTGCTCCTGTTCCCGCAGTTGGAGGTAACAATACGATTGCCAAAGGTAAATCTACATCTGGTAACTTTTTCTCATCAGGATGATAACCCATAATCCTGACTCTTCTTTTGAGACCCCAGTTTTTATTGACGTTCCAGTTTACTTTATGGTTAGGAGCTGGAGGAACTTGTCCTATCCACCATCTAAAACCATCTTTTCCAAGAAAATTTGTTTTTATATTATTTGAATCATCCATTATTCTTCATCCTGTGACTGTTGTTGTTCCCTATCAGGATTATCTCCTGCAAAATCTTTCAGAATTTTCATAACTGTGTATGATTTTTCTATATCATAATGATGACATAACTCTTTGATTAGGTAAGCACCAGACTGTTTATTATCTATAGCATCTGCACCTGTTGTTGCTGTAGACATTGGAGGAAATTCACATTCAATACACATTCCTGCCTCTAAATTTGAATTAAGAGGTATTGTTACTTGTAATACGTTTGTAAATAATGTATTATATCTTGTAACAGATTGCATTTGAAATTTCAATGGATTAGATTTTTTAAGATGATTCGTATCTCTCCTTGCCAATACCCCAATATCAAGTATTCCAGTCAATGATCTGGTTGCAGTATCTTCGATAGTATCTTCAGAACCTGTTTTGTTATCAGGATCAAGTTTTAATGGATACCTTGTAGGGTCTTCAGAACCCATCAAAGACATATTATCTTTTTTTATCTCATCTTTTCTTTTATAATGGAGTGTTTCAAATTCAAAGTTATATGGATTGAAATACATGCCAGTGCTTGAATAGGTTCCTAATTTTAAATTTTTTACGATATCATTATTTTGCAGTATCGAAAAACTCAATATTTTAAAATCAGTATTTACGGGTCTATCATTTTCATCAAATCCTTGTGTTGCTTCTCCATAGTAAAATGGTGGTGCTTTTAGTTTTTCACCAGAATTACTTGTAAGTTTATAAGTTTCTTGCCTCATTAAAGTATCAACAGATTTGAATTTATAACCAGTCTTAGTTTGAAAAAATAAAAATCCTGCACTTCCACCACCCGTTGAAGCAGAGACAGATTTCTTTGCCAACCATACTATTGTAGGAAATGGTTTTTTTAAATTTCCAATAAATCCATATGAATTTGCTGCCATTTCAACACTAAAACGATCTTTATCTATACCAAGAGTATCTGTTAAAATATTTTCAACACTAGCACCAATGTTCTGGTCTGGAGAATATTTTTTATAACATCTAACAGTTTCATTAACTATTGCTTCCCTAGAAGTCAAGTTAAGAGTGAACATTTCTCTTTTAGCATCTCTGGTGACACCTGTAATACCAGTTACATACATGTAATCTTGTGCTTTTTCAGAAAAATCTAATGGAATATTAGTCTCAACATTTGCTCCAATTTTTATCCTGCATATTTCTCCACCTCTAATAGGCAAAGCATTATAAAGTGCTTTTAGTTTATCATCAGTGCTTTCTGTATCTTCCTCATCTTCTGTAACAACTTGAGCTTCATTAATTACTAATACCTTTAAGGTAACACAAGGAGAAAATATATCTTCATAATAATCAACAGCAGCAATAAACGGAGTCAAATCAAAAGGTTTTTCGCCCTCCTTTCGTCTGTCCGAATGTATTAAAAATTCTTCTATTATACACTGATTAGTTGCTGACATGGTTCTTAATTAAGCACCTCCAATGCCTCTTTCTCTCTAAGTAACTTGTAGTCATCTCCACTCCTATATGCTTTCATAGCATTAGAATAACTTTTAGCACCAGACCTTGTATTTGCATAATCTGATCTTTGTGGTGGAGCAACGACAGTTATTGTTTCTGCAACAGCCTTTGGAGTTATTTTATCAAGATTGAGTTTATTTTTTCCCTCTATTGTTAATTTTTCGTTCTTCAACTTCTGTTCTGCATTATTAACCTGTTGATTAACCTTACCTACCATATTATTTTGTTTCTTTTCTAAGTTATTCTCATCACTTGTACTTGAATAGTTTTTTCTATATTTAACTTCAGTAGGATCTATACCAAATTTTTCAAGAGCAGCACTAATCTCCTCTTTAGTATCATACTCTGAAGGATTTTTCTCAACCTCAGACTTAACCATATCATACATTCCAAAAGGAATAAGTTCTTTGTTATCATCCAATACAACCAACGGATCAACTTTTACACCACTACTATTACTTGATGTTTCGTCACTACCCTCTTTATCATCTTTATTATCTTTATCATCACTTTCTCCCCCTTCCCCTTCAAACTCCTTATCAAGTTCTTTACTATTTTCTGGATCTTCAAAAACTTTCTCTGCACCAGTGATAGCACCACTTAACTTTTGCCAACCTAATTCTACGTCAGAAAATGCTTCTTTTAATCTTCCCGACTTATCTTTAAAGTCAAGTTCTATTATATTTTTTCCAAATGCAAGAACTGTTTTAGCTAGACCTTTTACAATATCAAAAGTTCCCGAAACAAAATTTGATATTCCCGTCCAAACATCCTGAATTACTTTTACTGCTTTTTCAATCGTATCTTTAATATTATCAATATTTTTAAATAACCAAGCACCCGCAAAAAGTCCAATTATTTTTAACACGCTATTAAGGATACCTCCACCACTTTTTTTAATAGAATCTTTGATATTAGAAAATGATGAGGACATTAAATTAGGTTTTTCTAATCTTGCTTCTTCTGCTTGTTTTTGTTGTAGGTCTTTTTGTTTTATTCTATTCTCTTTAATAGTCTCTAAACGTTTTCTTTTCAATTCATTTGCTTTTTGCAATGCTGTTTGTATCCCAATAACAGTTTTAGACATTGATTTAATATTATTTTTTAAACCACGAAACTTAGACCTCATAGAATCTATGGGAGACTTTTTTCCTGGTGGTAATGCTGCTACTGCCATTATGCTAAGTATGCGTTATAAGTTGATTTTGAGAAATTATCATACAAATTATCTTTATTTGATGAACTAATATTAGTAGGCACACTGTTACCTGCAGAAGCATACTTTTTCCCGTTAGATTGTTGTTTCTGCCCAGCTTGAATCACATTTACCTTAACTGGTGCTTTAGCAGTTGGTCCAAGATTTTCATAACTTTGACTTCCCGTACCACTTATCTCAACGTTATCTCCAGTACCTGTAACATCAACTCCTTCATTATTAGCATCTCTCTTCAAGTCTGCATGTATGGATTGACCCATGGCAGAGACACTCAAAACACCTGAAATACCTTGCATACCTGGTATTAAACTGGTAATAGCACCTGCAGTATATAATCCTGCACCCACCCAGTTACCTTTCATACCTTCACTTACAGCACCCCAGATATCAAGACCAGTACCAATAATAGGTATAGATCCTAAAATTCCTTTTTTAGCAATTTTACCTGCAGTTTTTTGTACTACTTTCTTACCAACTTCTTGAGTTACTTTCTTTTTACCTAAACCTAACATTTTTAATGCTTTCTTCAAAGGACCAGGTATCGCTCTTTTTATAGCAGCAAATGCCTTTCCCATTGAAGCCTTAATAATTCTTCCTGCAATCCTAAATGGGAAAGTTACAACCCTAGTAACTAATCTACCAATACTTCTAGCAAAATTACCTGCAAGTTTTATCAAATTGCCTACAATTTTATTGAAGAAATAAACTCCAGTTACTACTTGTTGAAGAGCAGAGTTTAAATCTATACCTAATTCTTTGAATAATTCTGTATTACCATCTCTCCATGCATTAAACAATCTAAATGCTTTCTTTACAATAAAACCACCAAAAAGAACCATTATTGCTTTCTTCAAACCTTCAAAGAAACCAAATGTTTTCTTCTCTTGTTCCTCTACCTTTTTTCCTGCTTCTTGTTCTAAATCAGTTTCTTCTAATTCTGACTCTGCCTCCTGTTTTTGTTTCTTTTCTAAGAAAAGACTTTGTTGTTTTGCTAATTCTTCTTGTATTTTAGCATCAACCTCATTTCCTTTTATAATTACTTTTCTAATGTTAGCAAGAGATGTTTGTATATTAGCAACACTAGCTTCCAATGCATCTACTCTCTTAGTTAAATTATTAACTGGAGCAACTAAAGCACCACCCTCTGCTTGTACTCTCTTTTCTTCTATAGCACCTTTACCTGCTAATACTAAAGCACCCCCACCAAAAGCCATTTTACTGGTTCTAGCTATTTTCTGTCTATTTTGTTGGGATAGAATACGACTTTTAAATATCTTCTTTCTTTCTGCGGGTGTCAAAATTTTTCCCGTAGCAGGATCTATCCCAGTATCTGCTGCATCCAGATTGGGATTATTACCTATATTGAAAAATTGATCGTTAACCGCCATTTACACCATTTTTTAAATTTTCTTCTTCAATATATTGAGATAAGAGAGTTACATATATTTCTCTTTCCCAAGGCATCATATTTTCTAACTCTGTTAATGAATATTTATGATGCTGCATCAAGGCAAAATTTGTTTTGAAGTATGACTCAAGAGATTCGTGAGCCATGGCTAATCGAAAAAAGACGATAACCCTTCTAAAACGATATGATTACTAACTTTAGTTTTAGGATTAACTATATCAAAAGTATGTTTCAACTTTGGCATAGTCTCAAAAAATCTCTCAATTTTTTTGAACTGTTTTGAATTAAGTTGTTCAAGGAAAGTATTTAACTCTTTCTTTGTACAGTCAGAAGCAACAAATGATTCCTCTGGACTAAAGACTTGATCAATACACTCAGCAATCAACTCAAAAGTATCTTCTACCGAAACATCAACATCATTAAAATTAGACTTAATGAACTGTCCTAGAGATGGATATCTTAATCTTAGAGTATAATTATCATCTAAAACTATATCCTTATCATGTTCTGGATCTACATCAAATGTTATTTGATCTATGTCAACTAATACAGGAACTTGTGTCACTCCATCATCAGGACAAGTAATATTAACTTCAACTTGCTCTCCAACAGATTTACCACGAATATGTAGGAATAGATATTCTATCTCAAAAGTTGGTAGTTTGTCTACTTTAATGCCCTTTGTCAATATACAACTGGAAAGAACATCCTTAACAGCACGACCAATTTGTTTTTCATCTTGACTCTCCATTGCTATAACAAGAATTTTTTCTTCTTTAACAAGGAAAGGTCTATATTTTACAGTTTTTTTCGTAACAGGCAACTCTAACTCATACGTTGGAGTTGTAATGGTTGGTAAAGGCATAATAAATTATAGCAATTCGTATAGTATATAGCAGGGTTATCGTCACTTATTAATTAAAACTACTTCTGCGACTTTTGTTTTGTTTTTCTCTATTAATTTGATATTGTGGTTTTGTTTTTTTCTTCTTACTACCAGATAAACTTATTGTTGAATCTGTTGTAGTTATGACCTGTTCCTCAACATCAGGTCTTGTAACATCATTCTCACTTTGAAGTCTCTCCTTAACATCCGCTATGGTAAGATTATTATACCCTGCACCACTACGATACTTAGATATGTTACTTATAGGACCACAAACATAACGAGTGTATTCAAAAGCACAAGAAGCAGTTAAAATCTTAGATGCATCATATCCAACTTGAACAGCACTTAGGTTTTGTGGGAATAGATTAAAGAAAGTATATTCTAAATTATTAGAATAATCTCTTTCAAACTTCATTATCTTAGTTTCTTCCATTCTATAATCATCAGGATACTGCATCCTAACATAATAGTTTGATTTGCTTTGAGTTATAGGTCCTATTCTTCCACCAGGTGCATGAGTTCCACCTGCAGTATATTCCATCCAGTGCTCTAAAAATTTAATAACTTTATAGTCATCATCAACGTAAAAAGTAAGATTAATTGGTACATATATTCTACTATGTGCAAATTTTTCTGTTATTCCTGTATAAGCACCAGTGATGTTTGCAGTAGCAAGGGACGAACCTGGCAATGTTGCCTGACTGCATAGTAAACCCATCTCTCCTGCTATGAATCTTTTATCTACTCCTCTTTTTCTTAAGTAACTACCTAATCCTCCAACTGCTCTACCAAAACGAACTTCATAATGAGAAGTTTGAGCTAGATTAGTTAGAGTTGGTTTAAAATCGCTTATCCTTCTTGGTCTCGGTTTTTCCACACTAAATATCTAATATGAGTTTAATTATACTTATTTAGCATGACATATAAAGGAAAATACCGACCATCTCATCCTGAGAAGTATAAAGGTAATCCCATGAATATAGTGTATCGTTCATTATGGGAAAGAAAGTTTATGGTTTATTGTGATAAAAATAGAAATATATTAGAGTGGTGGAGCGAAGAAATTGCTATTCCTTACAGATCACCGATTGATAGAAGGGTTCATAGATACTTCCCAGATTTTTACATCAAAGTGAAAGAATCCCATAATAAAATTAAATCATACCTTATAGAAGTAAAACCTAAAAAACAAACAAAACCTCCAGTAAAACCAAAGAGACAAACAAAGGGTTATATTCGTGAAGCATATGAATATGCTAAAAATCAATCAAAATGGAAAGCAGCAACCGAATATTGTTTAGATCGTGGGTGGGAGTTTAAAGTAATTACAGAAAAAGAACTAGGAGTATGAGTAGACTATCCGATGTATTAAAAGATTTTACAGGTTTGGGAGATGTTGATGATATCTACCAAGAGGTTCTAGGTGCATTAACAGAGGGTGGTGCTCCAGAGGTTGGAAAGTATTATACTTTTGTATATCGTCCCAAAACACCTCAGTTAAGGTATGATGAATATCCTTTAGTAGCAGTTACGGGTGTGTTTGATTGGGGATTCAAAGGAATTAACTTTCATTGGGGACAATCAAGACAATATACCTATCCAGAGATAGTTGGTGGTCTGTATAATATAACTGATGAAGAGATATCCGATGCCCGAAATTTATCTTTTGGTAAATATAGGCTAAATAGATAAAAAAAGAGATAATAATGGTCAATTTCGGAGAAAATTACGCAGAGCAAGAGAAATATTTTGGGTCTGAAGAATATCAGTCAAGTGCAAAAGCAGCGATTAAAAGTGGTGCACCGTTACCCACATTTGAGAAAAATAAGGATTTAGGTAAACAGACTGAAGCACCTAGTGAAACACCAAAATCATCTGCACCTCTCAGATATCCTTATACAAAGATAGATGAGTATGATGATTATATGAGACTTGAAATTGTTTCGTTCACTCCACCAGGTTTAGAAAGAGCAGATGATTCACTTCGTTTAAAAACTAGTGATGAAATTGCGAAAAAAGATATTAACTATACAATTTTACTACCAGTTCCTCAAGGTGTAGAAGATGGTAGATCTGCAGAATGGGGAATGTCAAGTGTAGATGCAGTTGGAATGTTGGCAGGATCTACTGCAGCTGCAGGTATGAATGCAGAGGGTAGTATTGCTACTATGGGGGCAGCAGCTTTTGGTAATATTACAGGAGCAATAAATGAGTTATCACAAACAGATAGAGCAGTAGCTGGTAATTTACTTACAGCAGGAGTCGCAGGACTGGTTGCAAATGCTGTAGGTGGTGGAAATGCACAATTTATTGAAAGAGAGACTGGATTAACACTCAATAAGAATCAACAATTACTATTCAATGGTGTAACTGGTAGAGACTTTTCATTTAATTGGGATATAGTTCCAAGAAGTAAAAAAGAAGCTGAGCAAGTAAAAGTTATCATAAGAATTCTTAAACAATCAATGTCTGCTCAGAGGGGAGGAACAAAAACAGTAAAAGGTTTATTTCTAAAATCTCCAGATATATTTTATCTGACATATATGAAAGGAAAAGACCAACATCCATTCTTAAATGCTTTTAAACCATCTGCACTTACTAGTATGTCTGTAAATTACACAGGTTCTGGAACTTATGCTACATACCATGATGGAAATCCCGTACATTTAAATGTAGGTTTAACTTTCAGAGAATTGACACCAGTATACAGAGAAGATTACTTATCAGAAGAGTCAGGAAATGGAGTAGGATACTAATGGGATTTTTTAGAGAGTTACCAAATGTCGAATATCTGTCTCCACTTGCAGATAGAAATTCTTCTTTCGATTATATAAAAGTTAAAAACTTATTTCGTCGTGTAAAAATCAGAGACGATTTGAAAAAATACTTTACTATCTTTGATAGAATAACTATTAAAGATGGTTTCCGTCCAGATCAAGTTGCAGAATCTGTATATGGGCAAAGTGATCTTGATTGGGTAGTGTTAATAACTGCGGGAATAGTTAATGTAAACAATGAGTGGCCATTAAATAGTCGTGAATTATATGAATTTGCTCTCAAAAAATATGGTGCAAGTTTAAATGCAACAAAATATTATGAAACAATTGAAATTAAGGATCTTAGAAATAGATTAATTTTACCTGCGGGTCAGATTGTAGATGAAGATTTTTCAATACCAGACCCTTCTAATCCACTTACTAATCTAACAGGTAACGCAGTTAGAATTGGTATATCCAACTATGAATATGAAACTCGTGTAAATGAGAAGAAAAGAAATATTGAATTACTGAAACCACAGTATCTACAACAATTCTTAAAAGATATGAGAAAGATAATGAAATATTCAAAGTCTTCTCAATTTATTAATACAAAATTAATCAGAACTGCAAATACGAGAATCAAATCTCCATAAAAAAAAGGGGTCTAAACGACCCCTTTCTAGTATATTCTAATATCATTCTTGTGCTAATTTAGCAAAATATGATAACGCATCATCCTCATCTTCAGTTGATGATGTTTGAGTTGCAGCAGTAACTAATTCTTCTGCAGAACCACGATCATCATCTTCATGTTCAAGATCTTCTGTTGGTTGTATGCGAGTGCTTCCAACTCTTAAAACAGATTCAAGTCTCTTCTTCAAATCATCGTAAGATTTGAATTGATCAGCAGCAACAAACTCTTCAAGAGAGTATTG